GGCAGCTTCAATAGGGCCTAGCGTAAACTTGATGCCGTCGCCTTCAAACGAGGTAATACCTACCGCGCGGCAGGCTTTGGCAAGCTGCTTAAGGTCTTTTGCGCTTGGGAGGCTCAAGTTAGCGGCCTTTCTTAGCCTTCATTTTGGAGCGGATAGCCGACACCATGTCATGCTTATCTGATTCTTCGTCCTCTTCGTCGTCGCCCTTCTGGTTGGAGTCTTCGGGCTGTTTAGAGAGTTGAGAGAGGTCGTATTGTTCTTCGTTAGCGGTATCCTCGTTCATATCGTAGTACTGGTTCGGCTCTTCCTCTGAATGGTGCTCTAGGTCAACTTGCCCGCCTTCTGCCATCTTGCGCATGACGGCCTCAGCAATAGACTCAACTAGGCCGCCTTCTGCAAAATGGTCCGCCATGTAGCGCTCCATTGGGGGGCGACTATCGTCGGGCTTGCGGGGGGGAGGTTCGCCATATGACCAGTTTTCGCCCATATACTCATGCTCGGGGAGGCGGTGGTCATCCGGCTTCTTAGCCGGGGTGCCTAGGTTACGGCTATAAGGGTGCCCGCTTTCCGCAACAGCGCCGCCGTCTTTAAAACCCAAAGCTTTTTTACCCCTAGCGAGTGATTTTTTAAAGCTAAAAGGTTCTTCGGCGCCGTCTTGCATCTCTTTAGCTTTTACTGGGTCAATGCTAGGCGAGCCGTCGCCGCCTGGGATGCGAGATTTACGTTCAATCTTACGCCCATATTGGTCATACTGGGGCTCTACGTAGCCGCCGTCTTTAAAACCCAAAGCTTTTTTCTTTTTGCCGTACTTCTGCGCGCCAAGTGCTTGAGATAGGGAAAACTCAGAAGGCGATTCAGGCATACCTCTAGACTTTTTCTTAAACATTACGAGACCCCTTCGCTAATAGCGACGGTAGTCTTAACTACATTCAAACCCTGATCTGCTACGTTAGCCGAACTGAGCACCACGGTGATGATGTCGTTAGCGTTACAGAAGGGGGAGGTTTCAAAGCCACGGGCGCCTACTTGCCCCGTGTAGACGGGAGAGCCGTTAACATTGACTACAGCCACAACCGACGACTGCATGGCGCCTTCGGGGATGGTAGGAAGAGTGATCTTACCGGACACGCGGTAGCGGTCCTGGGTAGGAACCTTAACGGTAAGGATGGTTCCTAGTCCTGGGGAGGTTTGAGTAGTGTAAAAATTAGCCATTAAATTTGTTCCTTTGCTGCTTTAATATTCTGGGACGCGTAAGTGTTGGAATCTTCTAAGGATTCTTCTCCCTCCGCAGGTTCCATCATCTCCAAAAGGTCACGCAAGGCAGAAGAGACTGCTTTGGCGTCTTTAGAGTGAATGGCGCGGATTAGGGACTCTGAGCAGGCATCCATGCCCGAGTCTTCTGAGGCTTCGGGGGCTTCTGCGGGCGAGCCGTCGTCCGGCTTGCGCTTAGAGATAATGAGCCCGGCGACCGACTTAGCTTTCATGAATGGGAGCAAGTGTATACCTCAAATATGGATATAGTGCCCATTTTTAGTAAAAATTCATGTAAAAAGGTCAAAAAACTGACTTTTTAGTCGTTTTGGCCGTTATTGTAGCGCTCTAGGTCTGCCTGTTCGGAGAAGTGCGTCTGAGCGTTTTCCCACATTTCGTCTTGCTGGGAGTCGGCCCATTCTTTAGTGCCGTACTTAGCCTTAACTACTGGTTTTTCATAGGAAAAAGCTGGGGACTCTTTAAAAATGTACAGCACCGCGTCGATAATATCGCTGTGGGGTTTCTTTTTAATGACGATCCTGTTAGGGGTAGACTTGTCCCAATCAATCTGGATTAGGTAAGAGTCTTTGGCAAATTGAGACTCTTTTTTAGCCATGAGCTTTGAAAGGCGCAGGGCGTCATTCATAAACTCAACACTCTCTTGCTTACGCATTTTATCTGCCGGGTGAACGGGTATAGAGTGCCTGCGGCGCATCTCTTCGGCAAGCTTTTTACCTAGCCCACCTTCGTCTATAACCATCTTAGCAAAGTCATATTTTTTACGTAATCCCTGTACTTGCTCTACCAATCCGGTAAGTCCTTGTTTCTTTGTTATAATTTCTTCTATTAGATACGTTACCGGGCTGTCTTCTGACCACGCCACTACAGCTAAGGCGTCGGCATCGTTAAACCCGATATCAATGCCCAAGGCGTAGGTGTATTTACCTTCAGGCAACGTATCGTAATTATTAAGTTTTTCGTTATACCTTACCCACAACGCCTGTACGTCTAACACCCATTGGTTTTGCCATTCCCTAAGCAGCGTTGGATGATCATGCGCCCACTCCCTTTTAGAGATGAGGTCTGCAATGAAGCTCGCAGGGTTGGGCATATAGGGATTGTTAAGGATCGTCCAAGAGTGATGAGAGTACCCGTATTTGCGTTGCTGAGTTACCTCAAAAAAGTACCCCTGTGGTACGGGGCCTGGAGTGCCTGTAAGTGCAAGCCAGCCGTCGGCATAGTCGGCAATGGAGGGGGTAAGAACATCGTCAATGAGCGATTGTAAGTGTGCTCCAAAGTCCTGGGCTTCATCAATGGCCACGCCGGGGAATTTGCGGCCTTTGAGGCGCTTGATAAAATTCTTTTGGTCTGCGCCCATAAGATGCAATACGGCACCATTGGGGTGTTTTACCTTTGAATCGGTAAAGGTTAGGCCAATCTTATACTTATCCTCCTGCTCCTGGATAGCAGGCATCATGATCTGCTTAGCAGAGTCAAATGTCATGGCCATGTACACGCACTGGCTTTTAGGGTGTTTTTCCATGGTGCGCAGGAACCTTAAAACTAGCCCGTTAGTTTTGCCTGAGCGGCGGGAGCACTGGGCGTCAAGGTACCGGGCGTCGTCTAATACAAAGGCATTTTGTTCCGGGAAGCGAGGGTCTAGCTCGATAGGCTTAGGTTTGTAACCTTCCTTGCGCCTAATCCGCTTAACAATAGAGGCGGTTGTGGGTTTCATTTCCTAGAGTCCAGGTAAGCCTGTAATTGATCCTCGCTGAGCGTATCCAGTAAGTCGGTCTCAGCTTTTTTAAGGTCGCGAAGCATATCCATGCAAGCCTTTAAAATTACTACTGTTTCTTTTAGATTAGAGCGAGCAACCACGTCCTCGTTAACCTGTTTCATTAAACGGTGAATAGCGAGAAGCCCCTTATCCATCTCCTCGTCAATAGACAAGTCAGAAGGAATAGAGGGCTTCTCTGCAATTGGAGGCTTTACATAAGCCCCAAGCTCATCCTTGAGCGGCTCTACAATGAGTTTCTTACTCATGCATCCTTGGGACCGGCAAACGTAGCCGCGATGATATTCCCCCAAGGAACAAGGAAATATACGTTTTTAGACTTAGATTCAACTTCTACGCCGACCTCTGTAGCGTGCATGCTAAACTCAGGGTTAGAGCCCTGGTTAATGGTATTTTTGAGGTTACCGGCGTTGGGGATAAGGGTTACCTGGTGAACAGAAATTTGAGTTACTTTGCGATTCATTCGGCAGTACCTGCGGGAGGGGCTTCGGAGGCTTTAGCGGCGGTAAACTCAAAGTTAAGGTCGCGCAGCGAGCTATTGATAAGGGCCAAATCCTTTTGATTTTCTACGATGGCATATTGAAGATTACCTGCTTTAAATGCGAGATGTTGATACTCTTTTTGAATCTCGTCGCTAGTGCGGGGCTTTTTTTCGGTCATACTTACTCCAGATAAGGGTTAAATTTAATGCCAGATTGCTTACGTAACAAGTCCTGGCCTACCTTTGTTACGTGACTAACAGTTTTAATATTTTTGGGGACCATGTCTTTAGCAAGGCCAATCTTACGCCACGCCTTCTTAACAAAAACCCAATGTAGGGTTGTGTCTTTGTATACGCAGTACCCCAAGATTACAGAGGGGTCTTCTTTGAGGCAGGAGATTCGCACTGTGGTGTCGAAGTCGTTTAGGATGCCCTCAATTCGACTGTGTTGGTGCCTAAAGTATGGTTCGCTTTCGATACTGCCGTGGTAGTCGTTACCGTGGCGAAGGCCTTTAAGCCAGGTAGCGAAAATAAACGGCCTATCGGCCTCTACTTCGGGCCTTAGCTCTACTAGCTCATTTTTGTTAGTTACGTCTTCCACGATGCTTTCATTTCTTTGGCTAGGCGACGAATCGCCCGGTAAATTATGTTTGAGCAGGTATATTTCTTGCTTCTGTAGTGTTTGAGACTCTGCCCCTCGCAGTGCATTTGCCATAGATGCTCCTCTTCTTTGTCCGCAAACTTATAAGAATGTAAAAAATGTCCTGCGGCTCTGTAGTACTCAGCTTTACCCTCTTGATAATCGGGATGCCGTAGACCTGAATTAAAAAACTCTAAGCTATGGTAACTCTTAAGCTTACCCGTATTGTCCTCTGCGTCTTCAAACCCGGATTTTTTAAGTTTTCGGTCCCAGAGGGCTTGCAGCTTCTTAAGCTTCAGAGGTTTGAGGGACATTTGCAGCCTCTTGGGCGGCTTTGTACGCGGCCTGTTGTCTGTTCTTGACCTCACCAAAGGCGTAGCCCGCAATTTGCTTAGCGGCCCCTGAGCGCATCGCCCTTACAAAGAAATACTTAGGCTTAGCATCTGCAATCTCGTTAAAACGCATAATAACTGCCGCACAAGTAAAACGAATATCATCGTCCGACTGTGTAGGCAAATCATACGTGGCCTTGATATCGTCGCACCAGGCGTTAAATTCGTTAATACCTACAGGTAGGGGGCTAGGTAGCCGTCCTGCTAGTTGTTTATATAAGCGTTTGATTTTATTAAAGACGTTTTTCATAAACAAAGCATGACACAATAGTTTTTTTGTGTCTCTTTTTAATCTTTGTTTTTAGATAAGAATAAGCTATTTAAAGATAAGTATTTGATTTTAATAAAGAAAAAAGTTTAGGCTGCTGTACTAAAATTATACAGTTCTAGGGGGTTTATTACACTCTTCGCATTTTTTGCTATCCAGTATGGCCATGCTTCCCGTTTGGAGGCGTGTAGAGTGTTTTGCGCATAGTCTGGGGGTGCGGCGGGCGGTTATTTGACGCCGCAGGACGCGCCGTCGCACATCAGCCGCTAGCTGGTCTGGAGTTTTAAGCACTTGCCTGTTAATTTTTCTTATTGCGCGCGCTAAATAAAGCACGGCTAGAATAGGAAAAAGTTTAATTATGACATCCATTTGCTACTCACAAAAATTATGGTGTATCCCATACTAACAAATTGGTTATAAGATTCTACGGTAATCTTAGTAACGTAAATAGTTTTCATTCGGTCCCCTTAAGTTTGATAGGAAGCTTTGCGCCGTACATATATGCGCTGTAGGGGTCCGCACCGCCTAGGTCCGCCTTACTGAGGTCCGCGTCGTGTATGTGCGCGTTGCTTAAATCCGCACGGCGGAGGTTCGCACCGTAGAGGTCCGCAAAGCTTAGGTCCGCACGGCGGAGGTTTGCGCCGCTGAGGTTCGCAAAGCTTAGGTTTGCGTCGATTAGGTACGCAAAGGCTAGGCCCGCATTGCTTAGATCCGCCTGGCAGAGGTTCGCTCCGCTTAGGTTTGCGCCGCAAAGGTCCGCAAAGCTGAGTTTTGCACCACAAAGCCCCGCACCGCAGAGGTTCGCTTTACGGAGGTTCGCACCGCTAAGGTCCGCATAGCTTAGATCCGTATTGCTAAGGTTTGCACGTTCCCCCTTGCCAGTATTAAACCATTCCAAATGCTTAGCTAGGATTTCCTTCAACTCAATTTCAGTGATTTTTTTCATCTGGTTTCCTTGATTTGTTTAGAGGCTATACGCAAGTGCGTATAAGCAACATTTAATACGCTACCGCGTATACGGCGGTTTTTGTGCTGTAAATAGCTTTCGTTATTAGGCTAATGTGTTTATCAGGGTCAACCTGATAGCACCACGTAGCTAGATTATTCCAAACGACTAAAATAGTCAACTTATTTTAAGTCCGCGAGATTATAGGCAATTTTAGGCTCAGCTTTGAGGGCTACCCCCGGAAGCGTCACCGTAGTCTCCATGCAGTGCCCCAATATCGTGCTCATATCGAGGGCAAGGGCTTCTGGCCCTTCTAACACAAGCTCATCGTGGACTTGCAGCACAATCTTAACTTCTGTCCATCTCTTATCTTCAATCATTAGTTGGTCTATCGTAGCGCGTAGCGCAATGGCGGCTCTGTTCATAATAGACGCTCCCGTAGACTGTACGCGGTGATTCATGGCAAGGTTTAATAGAGTACGAGCAGCCCTGGGAAGGTCGCTATGCGCGGTGTTTTTTCCATAGGCCCCTGCTATCAACTTAGCTTCTGGAATGCGCCTTGGGCGTCCAAAGAGGTTATAGACCACGCCGTGTTCTTTGGCTTGGGCGTGGGCGTCTAGCATTAGCTTATAAACTTTGGGGTAGGTCTCAAAGTAGGTATTGATAATGTCTTGACATTCGTCCTTAGACTTGATGATACCGGCCTTGAGGGCTAGCTCGCTAGACATTTGCGGGGCTAAGGTGCCGTAGGGCGTGGCCAGGGCAATAACCTTGGATAAGTCACGCAGCTTTTGATATTTGACGGGGAAGGAGTTAGGCGAGCCGTCTTTGACTAGTGTGGCGTCGTGGATGCCAAATACCGGCGATCCTACTACGGAGTAGAAATCTTCCCCTTTGGCAAATGAGCCCATGAGCGTCTCGTCTCCCGATAAGCTAGCAAATACGCGGGGCTCTAGTTGTGATTGGTCCGCGCCTACAAAAACCTTACCCGGCCTAGCGATGATACAAGCTTTGACGCGCTTGTCGTCTCTTGGAAGGTTTTGAAAGTTAGGGTTGCGGCTAGAGTACCTGCCGGACGTTGTCCCGTGCTGTAGAAAGGAGGGGCGAATGATGCCGTACTTCATGCGGGACTGGATGCCCACTATGTACGTGCTGCGCAGCTTCTCGTTACTTCTATACTTCAAAAGGCGGGCAACCCATTTGTATCTCATAGCCGCTACTGCCATTGAGACTTTACCGCAACTCATGTACTGCCAGGGGTCTCCTACTTTTTTAGGTCGGCCCATTTTTTTAGTTTTTGAGTTGTAGGCGGCTTTGGCCCATTCTTTACCTTTTAGTTCGGTAACTCGGGATATAAAGTCTTTACGTGCGGGGTTGGTGTACGGTATTTTGATGCCTAGGGCGTGGCATAACTCCTTACCGCCGTCTGTGAGGGTACCAAAGGGTTCCTTAAGCTTAATAAACAAAAGCCAAGATAATTGCTGCCCTGCGCCTATATTAAAGGTGTTGGCTTTGGAGGTTCCGGGGTACTTGTCTTTAACGTACCCGGCAATTTCTTTGTAGATGTAAGCCTTATCCTCTAAACACTCGGTTTCAACGTCCGTTGAAAGTCGCTGTAATTGCTCTACATTTACCTTAAGACCGGCAGTGTTCAAGTCGTATGTGGGGCCTCTAAGCAGGGGCATAGACTCGTCATCAAAGAAAAATTTATCTAAGCCCTGCTCGTATAGGTCCGGCAGAAGGTGATAGAGGAGCTTAAGGGTGAGGATAGTGTCCTTGGCACCGTACCGGGCGATTAGGTCGGCGTCGCCTTTGTATAGCTCATAACACTCTTTAGTCATTACGCCGCCGTTTTTGGTGACGCTTTCCTTCATTAATCGCTGTTCGGAGTCGGCATCCTCTCCGAAGATAGATACCCCCAGGTCTTTAAGACCTACCCGGCGGTTTTCGTTAAGGAGATGCGCGAGGATCATAGTGTCTACGTAGATGGAGGGCATGAGGTCCACGCCGTAGCTGTTGTGGATCATGGAACAATCAAACACAGCGTTGTGGGCGACTAGCTGCTTACCTTTGAGGCTATCGAGCAAGCCCTTAGCCGTCTCCCGAGTTTCTAGGTACACTAGCCTTTGTTCGGTTATATCCCAATAACTCAAAACAACGTAGTAAGCTAGTTCGAGGTCGGCGCAAACGCTGAATCCTATGATTTCAGAGTCTTTTTCTACGCCCGTGGTTTCAGTGTCAAAGGCGATAACCTCCTTATCGGCTAGATAAGCCTTAAGGTCTTCTACGCCCGCTTTAGTCTTGATTACTTCTAGACGTTCAGCCATTATTCCGCCTTTGTTACGCTGTGGGCTTCATACTCCATACAGCCTCTGTGAGTGCCTGCCTCATAAAGGTCAAACTTTACCTTGTCTCCGCTAGCGAGGGTTTTATAACCCTTTTTTTTAATGTGGCTGTAGTGCAAAAAAGCTTCGCGCCCGTCGGGTAAAGTAATAAAACCATAACCTTTACTATCGTTAAACCATCTTACAGTGCCGGTCACGCGGTCTCCTTCTTACTCCAATCGGTTGACTGGTACGGGATTAGGTCGGTCTTCCTATCGAGTTTACGCATATTGGTAGACTTAGCAAGCCAAAACTTAAAGCTTTCGTCATCCGCCTGGCTCATCTCTTGTAAGTGTCCGGTCGTGGGATCAAAAAAGAGCTTATAGCAAACGTCCTCTTGGATCTTATCTAGTAATTGATTTTTATGGCGAATTTTACAAAGTTTAAAAGCCGTAACCGTGGGGCATCCGGTTTCAGAATAGCACCGCTTGAGGGGCTGCCAGATGGCCATTAAAAAATCACAATATGACTCAAAGAAAACCGTGCCATACGCGGCATCCTTGGATAGTTCTAGGTCTCCGATACCTGCTTTCTCTCTGGGGGCTTGACTCTGCATGATAAGGAGGGTATTAGTGGATATTGCAAAGGCTTTCATGGTGTGGCAGATGTTCATTAGGTCCTGATTTTCGCCCTTGGCGCCTTTCTTATTCAGGGCGCCGATGTGGTCAATTACAACACATCCGGCTTTTCTGCCTGTGGTCTTTTGAAATTGTAAGATATAATCCCTAATTTGATCAAAACTCAAGTTTCTATAGGAACCGTCTTCGGCGTAGTTACTGATTACGTGTACCTTATCGTGCAACGCGGTGTTAGTTCCGCACATAAGCCGCCAACGGTCTGCAATCTCTTCCACGGGCTGCTCTAAAGGCACAAAAAAATGATCATAGTCGGGATTGTTTTGGACAAATCCTAGAAACATGTTAAGGGCTACGGCAGTCTTTCCTACGCCTGAGCCTGCTACTAGGCCAATGACTTGACCTAGTCGAAAGCCGTTTTCGGTAGCATCAAGGTACCGCCAGCAGGGGAAGCGGGTACCTTTGAGGGTGTCCCCTCCTTTAGAAAGAATGTTTCTGACGCTGCTCGATAGGTTAAGGGCGGTTTTGTCGGTATTAACTTCAAAAGTCCAAATTTTATCTACAATATTTTCCGCGTAAGAGACTTGATGTTGCGGGGCTCTATTGAGGGCTTTAGAGCTATTGACTAGGACAGAGATAGCTTCTTTTCGCGTAAAGCTGTGGGCAAACATAATATGAGCTAGGCGGTAATCTCCTTTGCTCCTGTCCTCTACGTTTCCCGACCAAATGTCCTTAGCCTCTCTGCTAGAAGCTATAAGCTGCGAAAATTTAAGAGGGATATTGGTATCTACTTTAACCTCGGATTTTAAGCGGTAAGTCTTTTCATAATGCTGCTTACAATGCGCTTCGTCCGCCTGAGAGATAGGAGGTAACGCGGCGTCGATTTCTTCGCAAGTATACCGGGTGTCGGTGTCCAAAAGTATTTCGCAAAGTCGGGGATCGTCCTCCTGCTTTACGTTTACCGTGCCGGGGAGGCGCATAAGCTGGTAGATTTGGCCCACAGCTTCGTCGGTCTTTAGCAGGCGCATAAGGCGCCTGGAAAGGCGGAGGTAGCTCATTGCGTCTAGGTCGGATACTGCCCAATAGGCGTGCACGCCGCCTCCGCTATCTGTGATGCGGCTAGGTTCCAAGGAAAAAACAGAAAGGGACGCAATGAAGTCCTCTTTAGTGGCGTAAGTATTAGATTTTAAATCAAAATCCACAAATACATAGTTGAATTTGTCTACCATAGAGCCGTCTACGGGCTTACCGGGGAGGTACTCTGCGGGGCAGTTTGGCAGGTAGTAACAGTTGTAGCCTTCTGAGTTATAAGCCTCTAACTGCTCAGAGGTATACTCCGCTTCTAAAACCGGACGCTTACCAGGGTCTTGTACCCATTTGGCAAGGATGAGACGAGCAAGCTGCTTCTGCATAGGTCTCCTAAAATGTGGCTGGGGGGATTGGATTCGAACCAATATCTTATCCGTTAACAGCGGATAGCTTTACCAATTAAGCTACCCCCCAATGTACATGTATTATGCGCTACGAACCTTACCTCTGTTCAGAAGCTCCCGAACCTTATCTTGAGCAGCCTGAGAGGGTAGCTTACCCGCCGCCGCTTGGGGGGCACGCGCCGGGGGAAGTTGTGGCTCATCTGCCGGGCCGTCTGCATTTTCCGCGTCTTCGTCCGACGGATTAACATATTCCGCGTCGGTCGTGTCCGCGTCGGTCTTAACGCCTGCAACGTGAGTAGTGTTTTTAATGTCCTGCTCGATCTTATAGAGCTTCATAGGTTGCTGCCCCTTCTTAGCCGCAGGCTTAGAACCGGTGAGGGTAACCCGAAGCATTGCCCCAACCGTGGCTGAAGGGAGAAGCTGCATAAGGCTGCGTTGCCCAAAGACCACAACCGCGTCGTCGGTCTCAGTCTTAAAAACGTGCTTTTTAGTCGGGCCGTAATCGCCTTCATAGTCAAAGCTACCCATGTAATAAGCCTCAAGGCTATCGCCAATATTTTCGAATTTAAAGGGGGTACCGTTGCTTGCGTCAAACAATGCTTGAAATGCCATTTTAGCTCCTTAGTTGTTAGGGGACAGATACATGATTACTACTGCGAGTGCGGGGACCAAAAAAATAATAGGTAGCAGGGAGATTATAAGATCTTTTAGCGCGGGCTCTAAACAATAAGTAACAAATTTGGTCCATAGAGTCAAGATCAAAAGACACACAATATAAACTGCACTGATAATAAGCAGGTTCATTTGGGCAGGGCCAAAAGTTTTACACCGGCTACGAAGAGTAGGCTTCTCAGCTTGTGGTCAAACTCTTTTTCGGTGCCGTTGTTTTCTACCCGGTGCGAGATATAGTTGGAGGCAATGCCTGCTTCGCTTGCATGAGCTACTATACCGTTGGCCGTCGTGATTCGGGTAAGGGATTGGCTGGAAGCGATGTTAAGCACAATACCTCCCAAGCTGAGCACAGTCTCTGCCTCATTATCAAATCGTACATCATCACAGATAACTGTAAAGCCTTGCTTTACGGCTTCCCGGACTTCATTTTCCCAAATGTCAACCCAAATGTTATCGTTAATGGTACCTCGCCCCCATTCGGTACCTAGCCATTGGAGAAGCTTGCGGTCTTTTACAAAGTCATCGGGGCGGTTAAATACTGACTTAATCCTGCGGTATGCAAATTCCTGGATATCGTAAAGAGGGGCGGCAAACTTGATTAGCTTAGTCGGGGAGGCAGAGTAGGCGGTAATGAAGTTAGCCGCAGTGCTTTTGCCTACTCCCATGAGTCCGTTTAGTCCAATAATCATTTGTAACTCCTGTGATTAGGTTATGCCGGGGGGCGGGTTAAGTCAATTACTTTTTAAACATCTCAAACAAAGATTTGCGCATGCGATGCTGGGGGGTGATGCCTAGAGGGCGAAGGCTGCCTTCAATCTCACGTAGGAGCGCCCAAGCCTGGTCTTCGTTGTCCCAAGGATGTTCTTCGGACATCTCTACCTCAACAAATCGCCCTAACTCTTTAAGCTCGGGGGTATAGCACACGTAGTAGACAAAGTTGTACTTATCAAAGTTGTATACAAAAACATTTTTAAAAATCGTAGAGTTATGTGTATAGCCAAACTCTTTGAGTAGGGCAGCGACCTGATCAATCTTAACTTTCATGTCGAGTGAGATGTTGTGTTCGTCTCGAATGTAGTTATTGGTATCAGATAGTTTACGCTTAAAAGTAAGCTGGTTAAACTCAGGGCCTACCCTGTGGCGGGCAAAGCTAGCGGGGGCGGCGGGGGAGCAGTAGAAGTAATCGTAGCCCGACGCGCGGATAGTGTTTACCGGCTTGAGGGCAGTAATGAACTGCTCAAACTCGGTAAAAGACATCTCATCAGCGCGGTATTTAGTCTCAATTTCTTTGTGCTTCATTGTTACCTCGTAATACCTGATGTTAGCTCCCGAACCGTATTGTGCAGCTTATCCGCCAAGTCTAACATCTCCCGGCCTCTCTTAGCAAACAATTCCGCAAATACTTCTTCAATCTGCTCGTCGTCCAGGTCCACGCTGCCGGTGCAAATCTCTACCATGTAGGCATGGGTAAGCTCATGAATAATGGTCTCAAGGTCCATTCCTTGAGGCTGTAGGTCAATTCGGCGCTTGTGCATATGAGTGATGCCTACGCTACCTCTGCCGTGTCGCTTATCATACTCTTTACGTTTTAGAAGACGTAAAACCCAATCTTTGCCCATAATCTTAAAATTAATGCGTTTCACCGGCCCTCTCCCCAAGCTTTTAAAACTTTTAGAACGTACTTCTTATTTTTTGGAAACCCGTCTTTACCTACACGGTAAGTGCCCATATTGTAAGCACTAATTGCTTTGACCACATCGCCATTATAACGCCGTAGCTGCTTAGATATATAAGCGCCAGACAAATTAACGTTGGTGTCCACACGGTAAAGCTCGGTTTCTGTTCCTTTAAAGCCCAATATACGAGCCGTGGGAAGCTGTACTTGACAAACTCCAACGCTGTTAGCGCTGCCATCGTCGTGATGAACAGCTTTAACATTGTGGGAAGACTCTACAAAGCAAAGGGCGGACTGGAGACCAGGCGGGAGGCTGTAGAGCTTTGTTACGGTCAAAAAAACCAGTATTAGATGGTTCATGCATAAGAGTATCTCAGATAGGCCCTATGAAGTCAAACCTTACCGTTCCAGCGGCCTTTCTTGTTTAATTTCATGGGGATAAGCTGAGGAATGCTATCGATGATTATACCGCAGCCAATTACCGGGCGTCGCAGGTTGTTCTTATTGTATGCCATTGCTAGGCTGTGCGGGTCTACCAGGCAGCCCACGGTCATACCAAAGAGTAGGGCATGAGGGTTACCCCAGTAAGAAATTTCAAAGCTTTCATGGTGATGCCCCTGCACAAAGCTAGAGCCCATTGCCTGAGAGTTTTTCTTAACATTAGCCCCCTTGCTATGATGGAAGTAGCAGGGCGTACCGTCCGGGAGGTTTAGGACGATGTCAAAATGCCATGACCAGGTTTTGGGGGCCTTAAGGATCTCTCCGGGGCCTTTGAAGTATGAACGTGACATGCCGTGGGCAAGGGCTTTGCGCAGTACTAGCGAGCCGTGATTAGACTCTAGCACTTGGGCAGTAGGAAAGAGTTTGTAGATCGGTTGAAGGGCTTTAATTGCTTTATCAAGTTCTTTACCAGAGGAGTCCATATCTGGGTCGTGATCATGAAAGGAGATGCCCGCAAAGTCTGCTTCGTCCCCTGTAAGGATGATGCGCGTAGGTTTATACTTCTTTTTAATGGCAGCAAGGAACCTAACGGTATCCCCGTGTTCATAGGGACAATGCAAGTCAGACACGATAAGAATTCGATTGTTATTCATTAGGTCTCCTACCATTGGATTTAGTGCTACTTGTTTTGGCGCAACACGTAAGCTTGAATGTCTTTGCTGTGTTTGGCAATAGATTCAAGGGTATCTGAAACTTGCTTAGCGATGTCTTTAATGCGCAGGTCCAGGGTAGCCTTGAGGTCTTTAGTTAAAACCTCAAGCTCATTCCGAATTTGGTCCTTAAGCTCCTTCCGAATGGCTTCCATGGTTTCTTGGGTAAGCACCGTGAGGGCCTCCGCCTGCATAACGTTGCGAATTTGCTTTCGGATATCCTTAGAATTACTCACTTTTTGCTCCTTTGTTTTTCCTGCGTTCTTTGTTTTCTAACCGTGTCTTCTCTCTATGGCAAGGTTTGCAGATTGCTAAGAGGTTATTTTCTGCGCACCACACGCGATCTATTACTGTATCCCATGACATCTCTTCTAAAGAAGTGTGAGTTGGGACGATAGGGTCCCTATGATCAACCTGTAACAGGTAGGTAGGGGTGAACTGCTCGCATAGGGGGCAAACTGACCATTTCTTTACGCGGGGGCGGCTTGGGTCGTAATGTTTTACTACTGTCAACTCTACTACC